ACTCTCACATCAAGTGCGGGGTAGCGCGCACCCGCCACGCTACGGTATAGTGCTACCGCCGACGCAACCAAAGGTGACGTAAATGCCCTCCACAATGACAAAGCTGGAAGTGTGGAACCTGGCGATCGACGTCATCAAGGACACGGCGCTTCGCACCACTGGCGACAGCGCGACCACGGCGCGCTGGCTCGAGCGAAACTGGGGGCACACCGTCCGCAGCGCCATGCGCGCCTACCCTTGGAACTTCGCCAAGGAGTACCACTCGCTATCGGCGGAGGCTGCCGCCCCGCCCTTCGGCTGGTCCAAGGCGTACAAGCCGCCCGGTGGGTGGCTGCGCGTGCTGCCGCCCCGCCGTAACGGCCACCGCAACGGTGCCCTGATCCAGCATGAGATCGTCGGGCAACTGATTTACACTGATGAGAGCGCCCCGCTGAAGGTGGTGCTGATCATGGATCGGTCTAGCAACCCCGCACTGTGGGACGACCTGTTCATCGAGCTCGTGCGCTGCCAGCTGGCGCTCGGCATGGCTAATAAATTCACCAGCAAAAACAAGTTCATCGAGCTGGCGTCACAGATGCTGGCTGCAGCCAAGGATGAAGCAGAGCGCATCGACACCTTCGAGGGGTCGGCTGAGCCTGTCGAGCAGTTCGACATCCTCAAGGCGCGCGGGCTGTCCTCAGACAACTACGGCAGCGGCGGGTATCGCTGATGTCGGGCCCCATCCAGGTAAACTTCACCCGTGGCGAGATCACGCCGCTGCTCCACGCACGCGTCGATCTGGACCACTACCGCGGCGGCGCCGCAGCGCTGCGCAACTGGATCGCCCTGCGCTTCGGTGGCGTGACGCGTATGCCCGGCACCCTCTACTATGGCGCCGCCAAGTACGCTGACCGCCTGCACCGCGGCATGCCTTTCCAGTTCAAACGATCGCAGACCTACCGGCTCGAAGTCGGTCACGAATACATCCGCTTCTGGAACGTGAACGGCCGCGTCGAGAACCCCGTCGACACACCGGTCGAGGTGGCTACACCCTATCAGGAAGAAGACCTGCGCTACATCCAGCTGCGCCAGATCGGCGACGTGGTGTACTTCACCTGCCCCGGCTACTACCCGATGACGCTGACCCGCTTCTCGGAGATCAGCTGGGTATTCGAGCGCTACAACAATGTCGATGGCCCCTACCTCGACATCAACACCACCGCCAGCACGCTAGACCCTTCCGCCACATCCGGTAGCGTCACGCTGACGTTATCGTCCGCCACTGCCATCAACGGCGGCGCAGGTTGGGTGGCTAGCGATGTCGGCCTGCCTGTCCGCTATCTGGAGGCCGGTGGCCGCTGGTATTGGTTCAAGATCACAGCTTGGACAAGCGCCACTGTTGTCACGGCCGACTATATGGGTCGCGACGATGGCGACATCTCAGCCATGCCCGGGCATGCGGCCACGGTTAATTTCCGCGTCAGCGCGTGGTCCGAATACCAAGGCTACCCTGCAGCGATCGGCCTGAACGAAGACCGCCTCGAGTTCGCCGGCACCGAGCGCCAGCCCACCACCGTGTGGGCGACGATCCCCGGCGCCACCGGCTACGCCGACTTCACCGTCAGCTCGCCGCTGGTCGACGACGACGCCCTGACGGCCCGCCTCACCGGCGGCCAGCTCAACGGCGTGCAGTGGATTGCCGACGGCAGCGACACCATCCTCGGCACAGAGGGCAGCATCCGCGTGCTGGGCCGCGCCAACGACAACGCCGCGTTCGGCCCTAACAACATCCGCCAGCGCAATGAGACTGAAGTGCCGACAAGCTTCATCCCGGGCATGTTCATCGGCAGCGTCCTGCTCTTCCTAGATGTCTACCGCTCGCAGCTCTACGAGGCGATCTACAGCTCCGATATCGAAGGATACGCGGAGAAGGAGCTAAGCGCGCTGAACGAACACCTGTTCGCCTACGGCATCACGAGCATGGCCTACCAGGCCTCGCCATACAAAATTCTGTGGATGACGACGGAGGCGGGCGACGTCCTCGCCGTCACCTATGACCGCGGTCAGGAAGTGTTCGGTGTGACGCCCTGCGACCTGGGCCCGAACGCGTTTGCTGACGACGCCGTGTCGCTGCCGGGTACAACCCGCGACGGTGATCAGGTGTGGTTCAGCGTGACGCGAGAGCTGGCGAGCGGCACCGTCTGCAACGTCGAGCTGCTATCAGCATTCTTCCGCGCCGGCATCAGCGAGCAGGCGCTCCCCGTCTACGGCCACTGCGCGGGATCGTACAACGGCCCCGCCACCACAGGCGTAGCCGGGCTGGACCACCTGGAGGGCGACACGATCGGTCTGTGGGTTGACGGGTTCGACGCCGGTGACGTTGTCGTAACCGGCGGCGAGTTCACGCTGCCCGACATCAAGCCAGAAGGCGAGCAGATCGTCTGGGGCTTCCGCTACTCCAGCCTTGGCCGCACGCTGCGACTGGCCGTCGACAGTCAGGGTAACACGGCGATCGGCGGGCTAGCCAACGTCAGCCGCGGTCGGCTAGATGTGTACCAGACGGTGCAGATGCGCGTCGGCACTGGCGCGCTCACCGTCGAGGACTACGACGAAGGCCTCGACTTCCTGCGGTGGGATGACGACAGCGAGCAGAACCCTTATGAAGAACTGGTGTTGCGCACCGGCAGCATCGACGCCGTATTCGACGATAGCTGGGAGAACCGTGGCGTGCTAACGTTTGAAACCAACTCAATGCACCAAGCCACGGTGCGCGCCATCACCATATTCCCAGAGGGGGAGGATTAATCTATGTGTCTGCCCCCCGTAGCAATGGCCGTCATCGGCTTGGCTGGCTCCGTCGTTCAGGGCATGGGCGCCGCCGCCGCGGCTAATGCGGAGGGGGCGTCGCTTGACGCGCAGGCGCAGGGCAAGGCGCGCGACGCTGACGCCGAGAAGCAGGCCAGTGCTTACGAAGTAGCGCGCACCCGGGAAACCGTGCAGCGCGCTCTCGGTGGCCAGCGCGCAGGCTTCGCCGCCAACGGCATCGCCTTGAGCGGCAGCGCTCTCGATGTCATCGACGACACCGCCAATGAAGGCGACCTCGACCTCGCAGCCATCAAGTGGAACAGCGACGTCAAGATCGACACCCTGAAGTACGAAAAGTCATATATGCAGGAGAACGCCAAGGTGGCGCGCAGCACTGCAGGTCTGGCGTTCCTGTCACCGGTACTCGGCGGCGTGGCTAAATTTGGAGGCTCGTTCGGCTAAATGGCGCAGATCCCTAACTACCGCGCCGGCACCGCGCTGAACCCTACACCCACCCCGCAGGTCGAGGTGAGCACTGCAGGTGCTCGCGCCCTGCAGAACTTCGGCGCCTCCGTCAGCGACTTCGCTGCAGTGATGCAGGACCGCCAGGAGAAGAAGGACACGTTCAAGGCGGAGAACGCCTACCGCCGGCTGAACATCGAGCTCGAGAGCGACCTTAACAATCAGGCGCAGAACGTGCCGGAGGGCGGCGCCGGCTTCATGGATGGGTTCGTCGCGAACACCTTCCAGCCCAAGCGCGACAAGTTTCTCGACAGCCTGCCAGAAAGTCTTAAGCCTCGCTTCACCGAGATCCTGAACGACGAGACCGGCGCCGACTTCGAGCAGTGGCGCACGCGCGCCGCTACCGTGGAGCGCGACGAAGGTTACCGCTGGGCCAAGAGCGAGATCAACATCACGCAGGGCCAGATGGCCACCGCCATCTCGATGAACCCTGAAGGCTACGACGACTATCTGAAGTCTGGCCAGTCGCTGATTGACACGTCGCCGCTGCCGACGCCTGAGAAGGCGCTGCTCACCCAGCAGTGGGAGGAGACAGCGCAGGTCGCCTATCTGAACACGCTGCTCGAGAAGGATCCGCAGGGCGTGCTCCGCGAGCTGGGCGTCGACACGCGCCAGCTGTCGCCAACGACGCAGTTCGACATGCTGTCGAAAGCTGTGCAGTGGCAGGAGAGCTCCAACAACCCGAACGCCGTATCTGCCAAGGGCGCCATCGGCCTGATGCAAGTCATGCCGGGCACAGCTGCAGACATCGCC